AACTTATCAATACCGTCTTTAGCACCTGCAAATGCGCCTCTCACATTACCTTTCTTGAGGTTTCCTGTGATAGCCCCAAGGCTTTGTGTAAGGTTTTGGTTCTTTGAAAAGGCTTTAGATTCAGTAGCGATAACACCGCCAATACCTGAGAACAAACCTTTTACTTTAGCAAGTATAGTGTTAATACCATCAACACCAAAGATAGAGTAAGCTAGTAAACCACCTGATAGGGCAGCGGTAGCAATTCCACCACCTTCTGTGAAGCCACCCATGACACCATTTACAGCAATCATAAGCCCTGCTACACCAGCAAGTGTCTTACCACGGGCTGCGTTAATGCCTCCTTTTCCATACAACAGGTCAGAGAATATACCCTTACCACCGTTGTCCACAGTTCCAAAACCAACAGCACCTAACATAGCGGTCATTGTTTTTGTTGTTTTAGAGAACCCTCTTAGTAACACTGAGCCACCAAACAAGGTTAGTAGAGTACCTACCATACCATCGAAAATACCAAAAGTTGCGGCAGAGAGGATCTTCGGGATTGCCCCAAATACTCCTGTCAGTTCATCAACAAATGCTTTACCAAAAGCTTTAGCAAACTTAACAAATAGCTCTAGCAGCAATGGAATGTTAGAAATAATAGTGTTTACAAACCTACCAGCACTAGCCCCAAGTCCGTCTCCCAAGTCGCTAGGAATACGGGAGTCTGACAAAGCACCGCCAATACCGTCAAGGACAGCACCACCAATAGTAGCAGCAAATCCCAAGCCGAAAATGAAACCTACCTTCTTAAACAAATCAGGAGAAGCCAATGCTAAAATAGCAGCTGCAACTGTAGAAGTAATGGTTTTAGTAAAGGACGGGAAGCTTTCACTAAGGGAGTCGTAAATACCTGTTGCAAAGCTAGAGAAGCCTTTAGCTAATCCGCTAAGCATTTCCTTACCTTTTGTCTTGAATTCCGGTAAGTTCAGCTTTGTATTTTTAAGAGATGCAAAAGAACTCGCAACACTACCTATAAACTCTTTGATCTTAGACAAAGCTCTAGGAAGCCATTCTACTGTTTTAGAGTAGACGCCTTCTACCATATCTGTCCACCAAGAGTTAGCAATTACCTCGTCATAGATCCAGAAGAACCAGTCTACAACTTCTTTAGCAAAGCTCCTTATATTTGAAAGAGTCTTTCCAAGTTGGGTAGCAGCAATATCTTTAGTTCCAGTGAATAAGTCTTTCCAAAAAGTTATGAAAGAAGACATACCACCCTTTATAGCAGTGACAACACTCTTACCAAAGTTTTTGAAGTACACTAAAGTAGAAATAATTACGCCATTGATAGCTTTGCTGTTTTCTTTGATCTTACTAATAGAGGCTCTAAAAATAGCGCCAATACCAGTGCCTACAGCCTTAGCTGTTGCTATGCTAAATTTGGAAACTGCGTTTATGCTCTTTTCAAGAGGTCCTTGACTACGAAGGTCAAAGATAGACAGACTTAAGCCCCAAGCATCAACAACGTTTTCCATTGCGTCTCTAAGGGGTTCAAAGGTTCTATAACCGAGCTTGTCAGCTATTTTTGAACCAAGTCTCTCAAAGATACCTTGTAACATGTCTTCTACAATCAGTAGAGAACGAAAAACACCTTTCAGCTCAAGCCCAAAGACGTTTAATACAGCGTCTAAAACCTGTGATAATGCCTGAAAAGCCATAATAACACCGGATACGATTGGTGCAATTGCATCTAAGCTTAGGAAGCCGATTAACATAGATTGGAGTAGAGCTTCCAATGGCTCTAAGACTTTATAGAACCTTTCGAAAGATGTGAACCTCAGTGTAAATAACTTCTGATCAATAAGACCAAGATAGATCCCTGTCTTCAATAGTGAGAAGTTAGTTTGACGAAAGGCTCTTTCTGCGAAGTTACCGAAGTTGTACCAACGCTTACCGTAAGAACTTATTGCGGAAGCTAGGCTATCAAGGTTATTACCGAATTCTATAAGTGACTTAGAGCTAAATAGTTTGAAGATAACACCTTCAAAACGAGTGCCCAAAGTAGAGCCGATAAGGGAGTCAAGCGCACCTACAAGTTTGAAGATACCTGTTGTCAGGGTCGCACTACCATAAACTAAACCTACGAAGATATCATCTGCTAAAGTACGCATAGGGATAATGACGCGAGGTAGAGCATCTAAGAGCCGTCCAAACACAGCAGCGAACACTGAGCCCAGACCCTTAGCCGTCTCAATTACACCTGAGAGAGAGTGTTCTAATATATTGAAGTAGTAAGAGGCTCCAATAGCTATTGATCTTGCATTCTGGTTTAAGTAACCCGCAATACTTTGAAAAGTAACACCTAAGCTTTTCAAGGCAAAGGTAGAGTTGTCAAACATGCCGATAACTCGTGTGATCTGGTCAGCTACTAAACGGAAGCCCTGTGCAATAGTTGCGTTAGCAAGTTGAAATTCTTTTGCGATCTTAGCTGCTTGGTTTTCCATAGCGCCGAAGACTGTCTCAGTAGTAAGTAGTCCTTGTTCAGCCATCTTCCTAAGTGCGCCAATACCAACACCAAGTTCATCTGCGATTGCTCTGGCAATACGAGGGGTTTGCTCCATTACAGAGTTTAATTCTTGGCCTCTCAACTGTCCGGCTGCGAGTCCCTGACCCAGCTGTAGAATGGCAGCTTCAGCACTTGCGGCGGAGCCCCCACTAACTGCGATGGCTTTTTGTACTGACTCTGTTACAGCTATTAGGCGGGAGCTACTAATACCCGCTTTGTCCATAGCTCTACCAAAACGGTTAAAAGTCTCTACTGACCCTTCTATTGACCCTCTTGATCTAATTGATACTGTGTATAGCTTATCTAAGGTTTTAGATAGCTCTTTAGTTCGACCTGTGACAAGTGCCACTTTGTTCTCTAACGTGGTAAAAGCATCAGAGGCCTTAGTAATTCTATCTGTACCGAAGGCAAAACTGATTGCTGCCCCGATACCCACTATAGCTTTGTTAATGGTCTTCGCTGTATTAGCGAGAGAGTCCATTGAGGCTTCTAGACGTTTAAGCTCTCTTTTGGCACTCCCCGCATCAGCGGTTACTTTGATTTCTACACCACTCATGTTGTTTCCTTATTTTTGAAAAAATTGCCCCAAACAGAACCCGAAATATTATCAGGACCATCTAGGGCAATTCAGTGTTAGTTAGGGGAGATAATACCAATAGTCGAAAGAACCTGCTCAATAAAATAAGTAGGAGCCTGTTGACTATGGCCTTGGTTTAAATGTACTATGTGTTCAACCTCGTTGCTGATTGTACCAGCGTCTTTGAAGTTTAATTTACTTTTATGGTTTTTCCAACCTTCTCTTGCTTCTCCAGTATCTACTGGGGTAACAATTTTCAGTTGTTGTGTTGCGTAATCTATTCTCTCGTTTACCTCTAACTTGCCTTGCCGCAGAACCTCTTGCTCTATGCGACGTAGCTCTTCTTCAAAGTTAACTACTTTCAGACTTATCTTCATTTTTAGCTTCCAATAACCAATCTATATTACTACCGTCACCCTTAGAAGCTCTAAGCATATTTTCTAAGATGACACCTTTAGGAATAGCTCTATTGTCAACTTGCTTAGATTCTGCGTGTTGCTTTACGGCTCTAATTGTTGGGAAGATGTCTTCGGGAGATCCTTTGAAGCCTTGAGAACTAAGCAACATGAAAGTCCTCATATCTTCTTTATAACCGGGAGGTCTTCTTTTGAGGAATTCCGCCCACCCTAACAGTTCAGTGTAGGGCATATCTCTTTTCAAGATATAAACGGGCATCTTGATATTATATGCAATTTCATACAATATCTCTTCCTCATCAGTTAGTTTCCCTCTGGGTTGTTACCGATGCCTGAGAAGCTCAGAACCTTTTCGGACAGGTCGTTTAGCTCCGACAATGGGAAAGTCGAGAAGTCCTGATCACTAATCTCTGCGGCCCCAACTACGGCAATTCGTAGAATTTCTTTAAGGAGGTTCAGACCTCCGTCTTCGTCTTTAGACTTACCAGCGGCTTTAACAAGCTTCTGGATTTTCATAACTTCTGCAGCGGATAGCTTTCGCACGTCTACGTTGTCGCCCATAAATTCTACGGACTTTGTGATGTTCTTACCTACGAGATGTTTCATAATGTTTTCCTTATTAACCTAATTTATCTTTTTCTGTGAATAGTTCGGAGTTGTTGGCTTGAAAGTCATCAAGCATTTTCCGGGTTGAGTGCAATACTGATAGTGTTTCCATGATCTCTTGACCCACGGTTGAGTCGTTATCAAAATCTTGGAAGCGTTCGAATGATTTACGAATACTGATATCTACGCTTCGACGCATATGACGGAATGTCGTACGCATGACGAAGGCTTTACTGAATGGTTTATCTTCCATTGAATCTCTCTTATAATGCGAAGGGCAGGCCCCTCCGAAGAGGGACCCTAGAGACCTTAAGCAGCAGCGATAGTAGCTGGGCCGAAGAACTCGGATTGTGTTGACAACGTGATTGTTGCCGTGTTGGTGTCTGTCAAAGCAGGATTAATCATAATCGCTTCAACTTTACCCAAGAAGTAGAACTCTGTGTTCTCAGATGCCACAGTAGCGGCAGAACCGCCAGCTGCATCTACAGCAGTAGCACACATCATAAAGCGGAATACGAGCGAGTCGTTACCGTTTGCGAGTGCGTGGAAGGCTTCCATGTCAGCAGCAACGTAGTTTACAGTTACTTCTAGTGTTGGAGCGTCGGATTGACCCTGAACCTGCGAGGAGGTCTTTTGACCATAAACAGGAACGTTTACGATGTTTGCAGGTGTACCGATTGCTGGGAATTCACGAACCGAAGGAAAGCGAACGTGGTCTGCGTCTGGTGTGCCTGGAGTGGTACCAACAAACAAAGCCGCGCATTCAGCTGCGGTGTCTGTATTAGCTGGGATCGTACCAGTGAAGATGTCGATGTAGGTAAAGATACCTGCACCAAGAGAGGAAATATGTGCCATTAGTTTATTCTCCGAATTTTGTAAATGGAATTAAGTAAGTTGCGCTGTATAGCGACTTGTTGACAAGGTCGAGACCCCCCATACTAATATGGGAAGACTTTAAGATCGTGCCGTTTGGTAGTTGTTTATGTTGTAATACTAAATCTAACAGGTCAGCAATAGCCATAGTTCGGCCTTGACCTTCTCCAGCTTTCACAAATATTTTAACTGCCACTAAGCCAGATAACTCTTTTTTAGCGTCATAGGCATAGTCATTACTACCAGAAGGCATGACACTTAGAAGTGTATACTCTGTTGCTTGTGACTTAGACCCTTGATAGTTAGAAGGGTAAGTAGGGATTTTATTTGAAGTCCAGTTTTCCGAGGAAAATACTGTCTCAATATCTCTCAAGACTAAATCATACATTAAGATTTTTCCTTGACTAGCTGTAAGGTGATTACAAAGCCATCATCATCAAAGTCAGTGATGTTGTACACCTGAGACCCTATTGTCAAAGTATCATAATGATCAACCGCAATAGTAGACTTCATCAGAGCCTTAGTAGTGAAAGGACCATCGGAAGGCTTTGCGGTATTCTCAAGAAATACTGTGACAGTGATGTCAGGGAAGTTATTAGTTTCTACTTCACCGGAAGCAAAGTTATAACTACCAACATCGTAGTTTGAAAGGATTGCCTCTACTGCGAGGTCTCCTATTGCTTTGAAAGCTTTGTCTACGGCCTTCTTAATCTTAGATTTCAGGGACATTAGTTCGCCCTCCACCAAGAAGAACCCATACCACCTCCGCCACGCTTAATTAAGGGGCGAAGGGGCTTCATAACAGCAGATGGCCTCATAGGAGTACGAGAAACATCGTTGTTACTATCTGATAAGCTAATACTGCCTACTGAGATACTCTCAAAGGTTTGAGTAGTACCTGCTAGGAGGTCTTCATTATTTACCAGATGTAGGGCTTGTTCGAACACCGCAACTTTAATCTGTTGTGGTATTTCATTTTCAGCTAGTGAAATCACCATACCAAGGCGATGGTCAGCATAAACAGCATTCTTACGAGGCCAAGCCAAAGACTGAGAAGAACTAATAGCAGAGCCAATCCAAGAATTGTCGTCAACTAACTGTGTAGCTGTGACTAGAGCTTGATCTTTAACATCGTCGGAAATAGAAATCCACTCTGCACTATCGATACGAGTATCAAAGTATAGTGAAGCTTCATCTATAGTTACGTAGCTATTTTCATTGAGAACAAGTGCCATTAGTTCCTCCTAAGTTATTAAGCGTGGAAGATAGGCAGGATGCCCAAGTTCAGAGAGTCCATCTTACGGTCATAAGATGCTTTGTCGCCCATTGTTGCGTTAGTTGCGAAAGCGCTAGAAGAACCAGCCCAGTCATAGCCCATTGGGTGGTTGATGTAGCCCCAACGGTACCATACGTTTGTAGAACCACCACCAGTATAAGAAGCCGCGTTACGGTCAACTTCTACAGGGGTAGGCATGGAGATTGCAGTAGCGGCAACTGAGCCGGGCTTAATGACATAAGAACACTTAACGGATTCTGCAGTCAAGTCACCGGAAGCAACACCAGCAACCATTTGGTTTGCACGGGTCATTACCAAGCGGAACTTACCACCGAATACTGTTGAGAACTCTAGGTTGCCATCTTTAATACGGTCTTCGTCAACCAAGTTAGCGGCACGCATTTCGGCCATAACTTCTGGGGAAGTAACCAAGTACATGAAGTCTGGTTCGTAGTCTTTGAAGACTGCGCCGACGGAGCGGAACAAGCGTTCGCCACGAGCCGCGCCCATTGCGCTTGAGTCAAAGAGTTTACGTGCGTCGGAAGAACCAGTGGTCACATTGCCGTGCAAGCCAGCAGCGTTAATGTCCATGAAGAAGCCAGTGTTAGCTGCGTCTGTGTCTGTGTCAAAATCGATAACACCACCGTTACCAGTACCGCCTGCATCGCCAAGTGCAACTTCAGAAGCAGCAACACCTTTGATGACTGCAAGCAAAGCATCATGCTCATCTTGGGCGCGTACTTCAGAGAAGTCACGAGCGATTTTTGCCAAGCCGTCTGCTTTCGAAACGATTTCTTGCATGTTAACTTGCTCTGCACCGAACGTACGAACGGTCTTAACGAAGTTAGCAACGTCTGTGGCAATACCAGTGTAAGCACCGTCAGTAGCCGAAGACAAAGATGCAACGTTTACTGTTGCTGCAAGTGGTTTGTACCAGCGGAACTGGCCAACGAAAGATTCACCGGAAGCGTCAATACGCTGGTCGGAGGCAACGAGGCCTGTACCGTTCAGCTTTTTGGCTGTGGTGTAAGCTTCATCAGCGTAAGCAGAAATTGCAAGCGCAATGTTCTGGAAGTCTGTATTTGTAATAGTCATTTGGAGTAGTCCTTGTTTGATCTATCTATTTATAGATTAAAGTTACCCAGCTTACCTTTTGAGGCAAGAGCTAGAATTTCTGTAGTAGACATTTCACCAATTTTCTTAGTGGTGTCTGTATTAACAACCCCGTTAGGATTGCCTGTACCTCCTCCTGTGTTAGATTTAACACGGAAAAGGAATGAGTTGTCTTCAGAGTCAGCGTAAGCTTTTACGTAGTCCTGAATATTTGAACCTGTTGAGTGCTGCCAAGCACCATCTTCACCTTGTACCAGTTGGTCAACGATTTCACGGCGAGCCATGTCGCGGGATTTTTCGCTTTTAAAGTCCATACCAGCAAGAGCATTTGTCAAGACACTATCACGTTTTAGACCTGTAGTTTCGGTCTTGTACGTTTCAATTTCTTTACGTGCTACTTCCAGTTCTAGTTCAAGGGCTTCTTGTAACTTGCCTTCTTCCTTCATACGAGCGATAGTAGCAGTCTTAGCGGCTGCTTCAGCGTCGGCATTCAGTTTGATAGCTGCGTCACGTTCAGTGGCCATCTTGTCCATATTTTCTTTCATCTTAGCCAAACGGCCAGCGACGATAGCTTCAATTTCTTCTTCAGGCGTTTTAGTTGTTTCTTCTGCTTTTAGTTTTTCAGCGGCTAAGCGTTCAGCTTCTTGCTCTTCAGCGAGAGTTGCAGCTTCAGCAGCTTCTTGTGCAGCAATTTCTTCAGGTGTCATAGTAATTCTTTCTCAAGCACAGCTTGGGGTTATAAGTTATAGTGAGTCACAGACTCGTTCAGTTGTTAGTCAGTATCATAGCTATTACAAATATTATGATAGTTTTATCATGGACCGATTCCATACCAATCGTTTCCAGTACGGATAGGCTCCATAATCTCTTTTGGTGTGATCTTATTAACAGGGTCAATAAGTCCGTCGTCTTTTGCTCTTTGCAGATAAGCGTTGTAAGTGGCTTTCGAAAGGCCAGCTTTACGCATTGCTTTTAGAGTTTTCTCAATAGTGCCTTCTTTAAGCGCATCTGCATAGATTTGCCGGAGGGCCCATTTAGCGGGAACCGCTTTACCTAGGTTTGAAAAGAAAGCATCATGGATTGTTCCAGTGTCTACTTTATTCTTTTTCCCCCAAAGGTGAAATTGTCTCACAATTACAGCATCGTTACTGTGGTTGCCATTAACACCAAGACCAATAGAAGCGTCTTGAATGGATTGACCAGACATTAGCTTACCATCTTTCGAAGGTGCTTCGTATAAGTTAAAGACTTTTTCCCCTGTAACAGGGTCTTTGAAGTCAATGCGGACTTGCTCTTTAACTCGGTATCTTTGCATCATTGTTTTACCATCAAAAGTAACCCAAGGTATATCTACAGACCCAGACTCTTTGACAAAGTCTTTAGCCAAGTCTTTCCAGAACCTAATAAACTTACCAGTTACAGGGACTTCTTCTTCTAGTTTTCTCGACATAATCTTAGAAATCTTATCAAACAAACGAGTACCAATAAGGTCTCCTGTTTCATCTGTAAGCTTAGCTAAGAATGTGTGCATGTCTTCGGAGTTCTTTACTCCATCTTTGAACTCAGCTCTTGCTGTTTCGTATAGAGACTCAGTAATAGAAGTACCTTCTTTTGAAGACAATACTACTTTACGTTTTAAATCTCTCAACTCATCAATTCGAGCCCAGTTCTTTCTGTCCATTTCAAAACTAATCTTGGCATCAATAGCAGACTTAAACTTATCAACCTCTTTAGTAGAGATCGCAATCTTAC